AATGTCTGGCATATACTTTTCTCTTAAAATATACACAGAAAGGAACTTATCCGCGTCCTACCTTACGAGTCTGCTTCTTAAATTTCAAGCCAAGTGACTCTGCAAACTCTGCAAGGATTGTCATGCCATCCGGAGCATCGTCATGAGCGTTATCACCCTCGCGCTTGTAACTGGTAAACGCTTTCATGAAACGACCGTAGTCTGATCCTTTAGAATATTCTGTTTCATCAAGAAAAGCACAATGCTTCTTTATCCATCCAGCTTTCATGATGATACGTGTTTCCTTGTGCTGTGTTGTTGCCCGGGCTTGAATCATACACGATTTCTTTTTAGCTGTAACAAGTTTGCGTACATTGATAGCAAATATACGCCCGCCATTGTTTGATTCAATACGTAGTTGATCGCACTCTGTATCAATAACCATTTGCGCCAGGCGCGGTTCTGTGACTTCGACAGGATCTTTAGTGAAAAGAATATCGGTAATGAAGTATTTTGGACCAAACACCTTTGCGAATGGTGCGCAGAAATCATCATCTCCTTTATCAGCAGTATCACAGGCTCCGAGTGTTCCATCAGGTTTTTTCCCTGCAATATCGGCAAGTTTGAAGCGCATGAGAGACGATTTTGGGAATAGTAACCCTTTGGCCTCGAACGGTTCCTGCATATACTCGGCCATCCAAATACTTTCGTCTGTTTCAGAACGTAATTCCTTGTAATATTCTGTAGTATGAACATCGGCGCAGAAAGTTTCATCATTCTCATCCAGCGCAGCAATACGAATGATTTCATTGTACTTGCCGGCTTCTTCCATGCGTCCAAGGACATCATTAGAGGACCAGCGAGTACCAATATCAATCATACAGCAGCTTCCTTCAATACGGGAGTCATGCGTACCCTGCTTCCAAGACCATACCTTTTCATTGTTATTATCCGATAATGCATCTTCCAGACTCTTGTACAAGTCATCCGTCATGGCGAGCATTGACGCACCAAATCCAATAACGGTACCACCAACACCACCACCGAAGTAGGATACTTGTCGTGCGCCTTCCACACTCCAGCTCTTGACATTCTGCTTATCACCCTTTAAATGGATATCGGGAAATATTTCTTTAAAACGCCTAGATTTCACAACATCTCGAGTATCGTATGATAGTTTATTATAGAGAGTATCCGAACAACAGTTACGCATAACTGACTCTTCCGGAAAGTGTCCGTACATCCAGGCAATGAATAGAGAAGATATATAAGACTTTCCGGCACGTGGCGGCATACTGACAGCAAGACGGTAGATTATACCCGCAGAATACGAACTGTACACACGCATGAACGCCTCAGCGACCTTTTTTAGGAACAGACGTTTAGAGAAAAACTTCGGATCATAGTACAAACAGAATGCCCAAAAGTCTTTCTTTGCTATTCGTTTGCGGAGTATGGTAGCAGCTTTCGCCTTACGAATCAATATTTCTCTTTTACTTTTCTTCTTTACCATCAATAATAGCCTGTAACTGTTCGTCACTCAATCCTTCCAGTTCATCACCAAGATTCACATTTGCATCAACTTCTTTCTTGTCACGCCATTTCTCCGGCTGTCGGTTCTTCAGCCAAAATATTGCAGCTGTTGTATCAGGAGGATAATGTTCTATGTATTCTTTCGAATCGGTAATCTTTCCCTCTGATGTTGCGAATTTGGTGGCTTTGCAGTCATAGCCAATCGCACGGTTATAAAGACGGGATGCCACATTGGCATCCGCAATATTCTTTCCTTTTTTTAGGGACTGAAGAAATTCCGGATAATCTTTCTTCCATTGATTAAGTGTGCGCTCGGTAACACTAAATAAATCAGCCATTTCCTTGTCTGTTGCCCCTAATAAGGCATAATTCTCGGCTAACTGATTATATTCTTCTTTATATGCGCTTTTGCGTCCCATATGATACTTTTTGCTTAAAATATAATGCCGAGTACTCATTTCTATGGGAAAAAGAAAGGTGAGACTGTGATTTAGTCCCACCTAATCTATAATATTATCACAATAATCTAACGTCTTTATGGCGTTATACAGATTATTTCTGAGTTTGTAAGCGAAAGTAATAGGAAGCTACCCCTTATTGTTATAAAATAGCACTTTTAAATAGGTAATCTGTAATAGCACCTAATGTGTCATATACTTTTAGACCTATTTGATGATAATCATCGAAACGTATTTTTATATCCTTAATAATTTTATTTTCTATCGTATATTCGAAAGCTGTACTTACTTTATCATTACGATAACCATTTCTGAGGTCATATGTACAAATGATGTTATCTTTATTAAATGTTAAAGATAAATTGCCGTTTCTTTTCTCGGCTAAAGCCCAGTATGGCCCAACAAGGCAAGCTATACATTTTCTAAATTGGTCATTATTATTAGTTATAATGAATGTTGAATAATCAATTTTGAAAACTTTAAGTAAAGCTAAAAAATGAGTGTAGTCTGATTTTAAGGGTAAACTTAATCCATTTAAACCTTTCTCTAAAGGTATTATGTAATCTCTGATTTGAGATTCTGATTTTTTTATGCGTTCTTTTATTAATCTTAAATTATAATTTTGTTTGGATGAGTCATCTAATTTGTTAAGAATCAAATCAGCTAATATTTCACATAGTATAGAATGTTTAAGTAAATTCTTATTAAACAAATTATTAATAATATACTCTTTCAAATTTTCTTTTAAAGAGTAGTCAAATTGTTTGTTATTTGAAAATTTGCTTATATAGCCTGTGAAATCAGTCTTTTCTCCATAAACATGAGAATATATATTCCTAATATTATTAAGATCGCAGACAGTGATTATTTTATCTAAGCAGAATTTATTATCTCCACACGTTTTTTCAAATTCATCTATCCCTGGAGTATATCTGTCAAAATGAGCGGAGAAAATATTTAAGATTCTAAATATATGTTCTGGGTCTATTCTATCAAGGTCTTCTATGATTAAAACAACCTTTTTCATAGGATTCAGCTTTCTATATTCACATGTTATATCGCATATCAAT